GCCACGGTCGTGCCCACTGCTGCTTGCTGATTCCCATCCCCTACTTGCATGTCAGCTATCGAAGCAAAGCGCTGACCTGCTTGAACCACGACCCCCATTAATGCTAATAAAGTTTGTGACGGTTCCTTGTATGGTAAAGTCATAAATGCATCTCTTAAATTTCCTCCAGGAGCATCTACATCTCTCCATTCACCAGGTTGAATAGATTGAGCATCATCTCTGATTCTAATTCCTCTTTGTTTAAATCCAGCAGGTAAATTAGACAATGTTCCTGCATCTAATAATTGACGTAAAGCTTGTGTAGCAGTTCTTGATAAACCACCAATCATTTGAATTAAACCATTACCATAGAAACCAAATCCTGGTAAAAATTTAAAATGTACAAAGTAATTAATTTTTTTCTTTAATGGATCATTTTGTGCATAATTACGTCTAATAGATAAAACTTCTCTAGAATTTTCTTCAATTGTTACAATGTATGGAAGTTTAATTCCAGTAGGCTCACCAGTTTGAGGATTTATATCTTCAAAACCTTCTAAATCTAAATTAACATGACATTCTAATAAAGTAAAAACATCTTCGGTTTGACCACTCATAGTCACACCTTCTAATTGTCTCTCTTTAGATTTTATATCATCATCTTGTGTTAATTGATCTGATGCAACTAATTCTATGTCTCTATAAAAACCTGCAACTTGTTGTTTTCTTAATTCGTTTTCAGAAATTTTAATTGAATGAATAACAGCTTCTGCATCATCAATACTATTTGCAGTATAAGGTACAATTATATCTTGAGCTTGAATAAATTTAGATACGGCTCTTCCTAATGTTTCATCATAATAAATTTTTTTAAATGTTGAACCGGATAGTGGTAAATAAAATAACATTTGATCAAATTCAGGTTCATATTCTTGCATGACATCCATAATTTGATAATTCATAAATTCAGCAACTCTATCTGCTTGATCTTGAATCTCTGGAGTTTCTAATCCAATAACTTGAGTTCGTACTGGCCCTTCTGCGGGTAATAATTCTTTATAAGCTAAAGCTTGAAATTGAGTTACTGCTTCTGCTAATACCGGATGAGTTGCACTAGATGCACCTTGAAAAGGTTCTGTTCTTGATTCGTATTTAAATCCTAATAAATCTAATCCTTGAGTATATGCTTTTTCCCAATCTGATCTTGAATCTTTATAAGATTGTGCATCTTGATAAAGTTCTGATCCCAATGTATTTAAAATTTGTTCATCAATAACTTCAGCAAGGTTTGCTCCAAACTCTGTTCCTGCTGATAAATTTTTAGTTGGATCAAAATTTATATCAACACTACCATCTTCATTTTCTGTAACTTCCGTTGGACCTGCAGGTATTTCTTCAACAGATTGTGCAATCTGTTCCACCTCTAATTCTCCAGGCGTAAGTTTATCTGCTACGTTTGGAAGCGACTTGTCTATTTCTGCCATTTAATGTTTTCTCCGAGTTAACTGTTCTAACAGTATTATAACTAATATTCAAGCCTTGCGGGCACGGTCCTGATTTAGGTGGTATTGTTCTTGTTAATTTAGTTCTTTTTAACAACTATACCTCCCTTTGCTAAATTCAATATTCCATCTCTTTGTTCATTATAAATATTTGGCATAGTAGGTATTGAATTTTTTGGAACAATTTCTTTTGGAATAATTACAGGCATTGTATTTAATTGATAATCTTCAAGAGAAAAACTTTGAAGTTGATTTGGTTGTTTAGCTTCTATGTTTCCTAATAATTCTTCTTCAGAATAAGATTTATATTTACTTAAAGAATCTTCAGGTTTTAATTTTGTTCCTGCTATTTGAGATGCATATTTTCCAAATACATTAGATGAAGTTTTTTCCACAGGTTTTGAATGAATAGGTCTATTTATAAATTGTTGTGCTTTTTCTCCCCATGTTTCAGGATCACCAAATTCTACAAATCCACCATCTTTCATTTCAATACGTTCTTCTTCAGCAATCGGAGAAAATCTTCCTTTAAGATAATCTAATATTTTTCCTCTTTCTTCTTTTGTTGAAAGTCTTTCCTCTTCTAATTGTTTTTTAATTTGTTCTTCTTCTGTTGCAACTTTTTTTCTTTCAGTTTCAGTTACAGGAATTTTATTAAATGGAGGTAACACATCTAATCCTGGAGTATATTCTCTTCCTTCTAATTCTTCTGTTCTAATTCTTTTTTTAATTTCACTTGCTTCTGGAGTTAATCTAGATTCTTCTCTAATAGCTTCTATGATTGGGTCTACACCAAGAAATGCACCTGCTGTTTCTGGTAAGGGTTTTCCTTCTGCATAAGATTGTGCAACATCATAGGCTCCTATCGCAGTTCCAACTGGAGCTAAAACTTTTAAAGTTGGAGATAAAATTTTTCCAGCTTTAATATCCGATGCAACATCTATTAAATAATTTCCAAGTGTTCTTTGTCCAGGAATTACTTCTGCATATAAACCTTTTGGAAGTTTTTCAATTGATTTCATCTGCCCCGGTATTTGTTTAACAGCTAATGCAATTTCTTCTTTAGTTAATTGAGACACAGGCTTATCAGGAAGAACTCCTGCTCCAAAAACTTTTGCATAATTTATACCAGTTATTTTTGGTTTTAAATTATATTCATCTACTAAAATACCTTGTAGTCTTCCATCCGTAGTTGCAACAATTTCAGATACTTGTTTATTTAAAGCTTCTAATTCTTTTTTTAATTCTAAAGAAGAACCTTCTTTTTTAATTTTATTAACAAGTTTAGTTTGTTTTTCATAAACTTTACTTAATTCATTTTCTACAGGTTTGATTATTTCTCTATTTACCTTTTGCGGATCTAATCCTAAATTAGAACTTAATATTTCCATTCCTAATTTTTTATTTTGTTGCATACTTGTTCTGTGCGCTAAATCAATATTTCCATATCCAGCTTGTCTCTTCGCTTCAGTTATTAATTTTTCTTTATATGGATCAGATACTGCTTTTTGAAGTTCCCTTCTTTCTTTTGAAAATTTTGAAGATGGAGTTTTAATTTCACTTTCTCTTCCTGAAATAACTTTAACACCTTCTTCTTTTAAATCATTAGCAACTTTTGTTAAAGTGCTTTTCATGCTCATATTAAATTCTTTTTTTAAAATATTATTTGCTTCTGCTTGACTATATCCTTGTGTTAATAATTCTCTAGCTCTTGTTTCTCTTTGTTTAAATGCTTCTTTACCAGCTTCTGTTGATCCGGGAGCTTTTAAAATATTTTTTTCGTATTGAGATGCAATTTTTTCTAATTGTTTTTCTGAAGGTTTTAAATAAAATCCAGATTCAATAGGTCTACTTGGATCTTTTTTAATTCCATAATTTTTAGTAAATCTTCCAATATTTTTAGGAGATATATCTACACCATATTCTTTTAATAATTCTGAAAGACCAGAAGCTTTTAAGATACTCATTATAAACCCATTAAATAATCTAAACCCGCGGAGCCACCTTTAGCTTGTTTAGTTCTTGTAGTATTTTTTATAATGTCAATAATTTCTTGAGGAGACATTCCTTTTTCTTGCATCTTCATTGCTTCATCAATAGTTGCAAGTACTTCTGCTTTTCTTTGAGGATTATCATCTATCATAATTTGTTTTAAAAGATTATCATCAATCATATTTCCATACTTTTGTTGTATTGATTCAATTTCAATTGATGGAGATATTGTACTTTCTTTTTTAATCATTCTTAAATCATCAACATAAGCTAAAGCTTTCTGATAATAATTAAGTTGTTCTTTTTGAGAAAGACTAAAATAATCTTTACCTTTCATTTCAGCCATTGTTTCTGCAATCATATCAGGAGCAATTTTATCATTGATATCTACATTGATTTGATCATGTGCTTTGAAAGCATCTTTATGTTTAGTTTTTAATTTATTTGCATTTAACATTGCATCAATTATTTTTTTACCACTGCCAAATTTAAATCCAACTCTTCCTCCTATTGCAAATTCTTCTGGTTTCTTTTTAAATGGAATTACTATTCCTTCTGGTTTTGTTTCTACCTCTGGTGTTGATCTTATTCCTTTTTCTTCTAAAATTTTTGCAATCTGTTCATTTCTATCTTTTAATCTATTATATTCAGGATAAGTAATTAAAGTTCCACCTTCATCATCTGTTAATAATAATC